GTCTTATGAGTGCCGAAGCTGTTTGATTTATATCAGGATATTTTTCTGATACACGAATGAAGGGTAGAGTATTAAAATCAGTGATAACTTCTTCTGGATACTTAACACTTGCCCTTGGTAAGTTATGTATTTGTATTCCCCTCCCTGCGAACCTTCCTGTATGCCCTCCGTAATATACAAGATTTCCCCTAACTCTGTTGCCTTCTCCGCACATTTGTTGCATTCGGCTAAATTTAGCTATACTACTTTTTGCAGTTTGTTTTCTTAACTCCAAAATAGTCCGGCATTTTCCGGGTATATCTTTAGCCAAATATGTATCAACAGTTTCTCTAGTTAAGTTAGATATATCCGAACCTATTTTATTCAAGAAAGCTTTTACTTTGGCCGTTTGTGTAGGCCTTAACCCCCCTGTTGCAAGCTCGAATTGTCTTTCTTTTAAATTCTTAAAGTTTTGCAGCACCTCACTTATATTATTCACACTATCAATATCAATATAAACTCCCCTCTGATTCTGCATGACAGTGTGACCCCAGATATATTGCTCAAGAGATGACAGCTCTTCTGTAGGTAGTCTTTTGACTGCTTTTCTCATGATCTCTACATCACTGATACAATAGGCATACAAATCTACAAAATCCTGTGGTGCTGTATCAGGGAACCATCTACCTGAAGGATTTTTAATAGTTTTCTTTTGGAGTTTGCACAGTTTATTTATTAATCTTGTACCTTTGGTATCCTTACCAACAGGCAACCTCACAGCTTTACAAAACTTATCCAGTCCTAACGGGTATCCAAAGGTAGCAGATAGAGCTTGTGTGTCTATGAATTGTTTTAGAGGTATGTCATAACCTGACCACTTAAAAACACAAATTTCAAACTCCGCATTATGCGCATATATTTTAGTGTCTTTGTTCTTTAGCAAATCTGATAAGTCTGAAGGAAAATCTCCCCCATTGACCCAGAGCTTCACATCTTCATCATCAACCGCATAAGCTAAACACCATGGATGAAAAGACTCATGCTCCATGTACCTATAAAGCCCTACTTTTTTTATATCTAAATCACAATACGTCTCGAAATCACACCAAAGGCGTGTAGGTTTATTTTTCATTTTATTTTTCCTATTTTATATTGTTTCTATTAATTCTAAGAACTTCTCGTAATTGATCATTAGACTATTCCCATAAAGGCTTTTCGTAAACACACCTTCAACATACTCATTCCCCAAGCTAACTTTTACCTTTACCAATTTTGCTTCAATTATTTTATTCAGAAAATCTTTGGTTATTATAAACCGGTTGGATGACCAATCAGTTTGACCAAAATCGATCTCTGGGAATGTATCTAATGAGGGGAAAGTGGTTATTGCACCATCGACGTTGAAAAGAAGAGCCTCAAGACTTTTGACCCCTTTGACAGATGCTGTTAAAACAATTTCTTCTTTCTCCATTTTTGAATTTTTAAAGAGCGCAAACTTAATACGTGAACTCCCTATGCCCAATTCTACAAACTGTGGCCTCATGTGAACTTCTTTTGTCCCATCAAATGTGGATATGTTAGATGAAACGCTGGGAGGGATACAGGCGTTCATTATCTCCCGCACCTGCCCTGCACATCCTACAAACTGCATAATCGCTATTGTTATTGCTATCATAATCGCTGTTTTCATTTTATTTTTCCTATTTTATATTGTTTCAATCCGTACTTTCTTTTAATGGACTCAATAATAAATGCAGCTTTGTAGACCAACCTTCCTGTACTTGGCTTTTCTTTAAAACCAACACATTTGTTAGTGCTCACAGGGCTGGAATAATAGTATGTCTGCCCCCCAGTGGTTGTAGTTGTAACGCTACCATATATATTGTTTCCAGTTCCGTACACACTACCAGTTGTGTGCGACGTTATCGGTGTGGTACGTGAGTACGTTGTTGTGTATTTTTCAGAGTTGACAATAATGAAGTAATTAAACCCCTTTTCTAATGCTACTTCCGCAGATCGCAGTAGATTAAAATCCGACGCCCTTTCACGACTAGTAAACGCATTGCCTTTAAATGAAACTTGAAATATGTTTTCTCCAAGCTGAGTTTCAGAAAATCCGCCGGAGAACCCCGTCTTCTGGTAAGCGGTTGCACATCCCGAAAACATCATTGCCGCTGCTATAACAGTAACGATTAATTTTTTCATTTTTTTCTCCTTGTTGTTTTTAGCTGTCTCGTCAGTATTAGAAGCTAATCTTCTAATAGACCAGGCGGATTCACGCCTGGTTTCGACAATATTTTGAAGTTAGACGATAATCGTAACACCGAATTAGAAGTTCATTTATCGAAGCTTTTTAAGCTTGAAGAGATGGATGTAATTACTATTCTAATTAACTATTACTTTCTCGTTTCACTTATTTTTCAAAGATCGGTCTTACTTTACTATTATGGTATTGCAGGCTTCGTGCCGAAAGGTTGATTATTTGTTTAAGTGCTTGGTTTTATTACAAATCTTTTTTTCGGCGTGGCATGGTATTCTTTTTGGTCGATATTAATGGGTCAATATCAACCAAGTTGGTGGTCAGCGTTGACCACTCCGTAAATATTACGCTATTTGTTTAACTATTCTTTTTTGGTGGAGTTTCGATAGAAATTCTTTACGCTCAGCGTAACCCATTTCAGCTTCAATTAAGCCCGTATTCGTTTCTTGCAGGCGTTTCAGGTTAGCCAGCTCGGCAGCTGTAAGATTTTCACGAACATCTTCTACATTATGCAACCGTTTGAACTCTTTAGCGGATAGCCCAAAAATGATCTTATTTATCATATCCGCTTCGTTTGAAATTATGGTTAAAGCGTATTTCGCAACTTCTTCAAAAGGAGATGTAACCCATTCTCCTATCAGCTTGTGTTCCTGAAACTTACAAAGAATGCGTTGTTCAAACAAGTAAGCATCTCTTAAAGGTTTTGATAAAAATCTATTAATAATTTTTCTACCCGAAGCCGATTCTATTTGTTTAAATCTTCTATGAGGGTCACCTGAAATTCCGATTTTTGTAGCTCCTTCGCATTCTATAACATATACATTTTTTCGGATTTTCTCACCACAAAATATATGATAAAATTTTTCATCGCTTAATTTTTCTTTGAGATATCCTCCTACAAAAAAAGAATAACCCGGTCTTAACCATTCAGAAAAATAAAATAAAAGAGTATGGTGGAGCCAGGTACCTCCACAACGGCCTTTCTGAATTCTTACCAAATCATCATATTTTTTCCCATTATATCTCAGTAATACTTCAATATACTCTTGAGTCGGCTTAATTCTTAAAAATTCTACTACCTTTTTTCTAAACGGTTTTGCCATTTTTGTCGCATTAAAAAACAAACTTTCGCCCAGTGACACGTCTACGATAACTTCCTTATGATCTAATTCAATTACTTCATATTTTGTTGCCATCTTAAAATTCTCCTTATTAAATAGGGCAGATCGCCACTTGGTGATCCGCCCTATCCCTTTTCATTACACAGATATCTCCTACATGAAGTTAAAAACTTCTTCCTTCTCGACCTCTTCCTTCTTGACCTCTTCCTTTTCGGCTACTTCTTCTAACTCAACATTAAACAGATCAGCAGCTTCGTTAGCGAATGCGTTAAACTCTGCTGCAGCTTCGGTTGAAGAAGTGCCAGCTCCCAGGTTATCGTCATCTTTAACTTTCATGATCCCGACAAGGGTTGTGCTTATTCCCTTATTTCCAGCGGTATCATAGTACCAGAACTCCAACATTACCCTGTACCACGCACCGGAGTAAATGTCATCTGGCCCAAGGATTGTGGGGTCGACTACTTTACCTAAAGCCCCTATAATATGTGGCTGGCGGAACTTATTATTTGAATTGATAAAATAATGTCCAGCAAGCTGGTCAATATTGGCCAGTCCTGCATTCTCTGCACCATCACCGTCCCTTAATGGAAGTGAATTTGTAGCTGCAAGTGCTTTTGCTATTCCTGCGGCTTTTTCCTTTCCAAATTTGTCCAGAAGCACTTGTGAATATATTTTTTTCAAATCTGCCGCCCATGCTTTTGTAATCTCGTTTTTTGGGAACAGGCATTGCATGCCCCAGGCAAGTTTATCACTTTGTGGTAATATTTTAGGCTCGAGTATATTTACATAAGAGCCTCGGCAAATAGGAGTCACACACTTTTTTCTTGGTACATCTACGCTGTATTTTTTTGCTTCCATTTTAATAATCCCTTTTTTATTCCATTATTTTAACCTTTTTTACATATGTCCACGGGTACACGCCGATCTTTTTTTTCAATTTCAGGGTCTTCGCAAAGACAAGTAAAAATCACCCCATCTTTCTCGTTCTCTATATCGAAGACAGAAAATCTCCCTGCTTTAAGAGCAGCTTTTTTTTATATTTCCATATGTGCGTTGTTTTCCCAGCAATTCTGAAACAGAATCAAATCTATCAATAAATATTTTTATTTTTGCCTTTTAAAATGTTATTTCTGAGCTCTTCTATTTCTCTTGCTGCCCAATTTAATTTATCAGATAAATCTTGCGCTACAGCTTCATCGGTAGCTAGAAAAACGGCTTTTGCGGCTCTTCTTAACTCAATAGTATCCATCATTTTTAATAATCCCTTTTTTTTAATAAACTATAAAAGTATCATCCGAATAAATCTTATAATTTAACCCATTTTTTTCATTTAAAAGTCTTAAGTGTTTTTTTATCAGCTCCAGGGAACAGCCTATCTCTTCAGCTACGTCAGTCAAGGTGCGCTGTCCAGCTAATCCGGCGTCGTGGATAGCACGCTTCTTGGAGCCTTTTCTAGGTGGCTTCCCATTTTCTTCAACGCCTATATTCTTCTCGATTACTACTTTCACAACATCTTCTTCTTTAGGCACAGTTGCAGCCTCAACAGGTTCAACAATGTCACTTATGAGTACTCCTATATCTTCTTTAGCCTCCTTTATTGCTGGTCGTTTGTCAGAATTTTCGACAAGGGTTGGTGCTCCTTTTGGTCTAACTATGAATGTTTCTAATTGCTCTTCTATAGCTACCTTTTTCCCCAATAGTTTTTCAGCTTGAGCAGGGGATACTATCTTCTTAGTATAAGGTTCTTTCTCTAATCCAGTAAGCAGTGCAGCAATTGTGTTTTCGTCAACGCCCCACTTACGATTAGCCCTACCAGCTACAAGTTTATACCCTTGTATCTCTTCGCCCGCCAGAGCCGCATCTAGCAAATATTTATCAACCGAAAGAATCCAGTCTGCGATAAACTTAAAATTTTTCTTCAACTCCCCCAACTCATTGAGGTCTAAAGTTTTTTTCTCTGTGGTATCAGCGACAACAGGAATTTCTTCTTCTGTAAATGGGGCAAATGCCCTTGTAGCGTCAGCAATAGCCTTTGATGCTCGTGCTGTACAATCCTTTATCCTGCACCATTTGCACTGTACTTCACCAGGTACACAAGGTAATGATTCAAGCTCACCTGTTTTTTTCATTCTAAGAATAGGCACAACATCATCCTGTATAAATTTTAATATCTCTTTAGTCGTATATTTTGCTCCCCTTATAGGATTTGGTGTTCTTGGTTGTATAATATAATTTACTACTTTTGTGGGTCTTAATTTATATTTTTCATATAACCATTTCAATGCACCCGCAGAATATATTTTTAATTGGGTGTTGTCTTGTGCTGATACTACTACACCTGCACCCATTTTTAGGTCTATACATACAAGGGTATCTTTGTTCCATATTAAAGCATCAACTGTGCCGGAGCAATCTTCATTTATCGTTACTTTTTGCTCGATACCTCCTCCAATCGCTTCAAATTCTTTCGTCAGCCCTTTAACTTCGTCAATGTATAGCTGCATTCCGTCTACTAATTCAGGTGTTATTGCCACGTCCTCGAGGACTCTGCCCAAATATTTAGAAGCATCTGTTTTATTCACTAAGCAATCTGCTGCTATCTCGTGGCAGACAGTGCCCTCATGAGCATATTTGTTCGTTTTTTCCTTCTCGAGCTTCTCGTATAACTTCAAACTTGCGGGGCAATTAAGCCACCTACTCGAAGCAGAGGGCGAAAAATAAGCGTGTGTTGATTCTTGTTTCATATCGTTCTCCTAATTTAAAAAGTTTTAATCAACCGCAAAAAGTATGCACACGGCGAAAATCAGTAACGCTACAATAACAATCCCATGCGCTATATTAACTAAGGTCTCCATATCGTTCTCCTAATTCAAAAAGTTTTAATTTACATGCTCTACCGATTTATGGAAGAAATCAATCTTCCCACTCAAGCATTAATTACATTATATTATAGATGTAATATTGTTGTCAAGCACTTTATACAAATATTTTTGATCCTTCTAAATAAAGAACGTAATCATAGTATCATTCAACAAAAGTATTTCTGTTTTTCAATTGCTGCCAGGTGTTTCTGTGATACTTACTATTTTTATATTCATGGAACCCCCACCGGCGGTTAAAGGTCGCTTTATTTTCACCTAAAGTTATTTCGTCTATTATCTCAAAAAAGGATCGCATGTTTTGCTTTAAAGCCTCGAGGGGGGAGTATTTTATATCGATTAACCCGAGTATGCCACTTTTTATGCTGTTCAGGCTTTCGCTATGTAGATTATTCGTGTTGATAATCATTTTAATTTTTCTCCCGGATGGACATTTGTTTTTCCTTTCAAAATTTCATCGGTTTAAAAGTTTTTATTTTATCAATCGCCTCGACCAAAGTTAACTCAGGATAATTCCTAATGTCAAAATCAGTTGCAGACCAGAGGGTGTCGTCCATATCCCGGAACCCCGTCATGATACTCCGAGCGCTCCAGATTAACTTGCTGACTACAGCCATCTTTCCCAGTGGCGTTTCAGTGGTGAAAATAAATTCCGTGTCGCTCTTGCTTTCTCGTTTTACCCAAATTAATTCTGATACTTTCATATTTCTCCTCTAAGTTCTCTATTCTCATTATCAAAAGCTTCAGCTATGAAAGCAATACTGGCCTCTACTTTAAGAATTTCCTCGTTGCTCAATTCCGCCTGCACATCTAAAATAACGGTTAATGCGTGCGCCAGAACATCATCTATTTTGTCCATCGCTTTTTTTTTTCATAATTTCTGAATCTCCTTTGGTCTGAAAGTTTTGAAGCTCCAGACCAAAATAATGAAACGTTTAAATTATTTTTCTTCTATAGCTGATGCGATCAGGCTAATACTTCCACTGATATCTTGTATCGATTCACCTATACATCCTATTTGCTCATCAAATGCATCACCATCAGCAACATAAAGATCATTCTGTCGTTCCAGCTCTAATACTTTATGTGCTTCTATTACGTCAGCCACTTTTACTTTATATTTGTTTGCCACCCTTACACAATATTCCACCATGTCTTCGACATACACACGCTTAACACCCTTATAATCTCTTGTTCTCATCATAATAATTTTCTCCTATTTTAATTAAAAAAATTCTTCCTCTTCAGCTATGGAGGCAAAACTGGCCTTGCCACTCAAGTCCGCCTGCGCATCTAAAATACCTGCGATAGATATCACTCCTGACCTATTTTCATTATCAGTAGATTTAATTATAGATGTAGCTATAGCTTTAGCCATAGCTCTATCTTCATTTAGAGCATCGGTTATGCTTTCGGATTCTTCAAATGGCGTATATGCCCCGATTCCGTCTTCAAATCCGACTACTCGCCAGGCTATTGTGGAAAGGGTAGTGCTGTCTTCCCGCCTATCTTCTGCTAATAGCTCACTTGATGGCATTAATCTTGTAGATAAAACATAATTACCTATTTTCCCGCTCATGCGAATTGATGTGAACTTTGTGAACGACGAAGCGCTCATGTAATGTTCTGCTTTTTTAAAAGCGCTTTCAAGAATTCCCCCACGTGCTTCCAATATATCTTCCAACATAACACTTCCGCATAATACTTCTGAATAACTTTCTTTTCTCATCATCATGATTTTCTCCTATTGTTTGTTGAGGCCAGCAGGGTACAACGCTGGCCATCTATTTTAATTTCTAAAGGTTTTTAAATCTATAGAACGTTAAATCATATCTCCTACTCCTGCCTGCACATCTAAAATAACCACACTCGTTGCAATTGATATGTCAAAATCATCACTACCTGCTTTTTTTTTACCGAGACTTTTCTTTTAATAAACTGATCTTGAATCAGTTTATTATCCAAACTCGAGCATTAATTACATTATATAAGGAGGACTTATTTGTCAAATAATTTTATTGCTAAATTTCTTTTACTCCTATATAATATAAAAGAAAAATTAGCAATAATGCTAATTTTAATAAGGAGATGAGAAAAATGATTAGAAAAAAATTAGTTAAAAAAGAACTCAAGGAGCTATGCACAGTTTACCCCACCAAGCGTGCGCTGGCGGATGAACTCGGTATTACGCAGGTTTATCTTTATATGCTGCTTAATAAAACCTCACCTGGAAGATTTTTGAGAATGAATATCCTGAAATTACACAAAGAAAAAATTCATGATAGAAAATTGCTTTACAAAAAGTTTAAAGTGTAGCATGATGTTGGAAATAGAAATAGCCATACGAGAATTGTTCTCGTATGGCTATTTCTACTAATGCCTGGGTATAACCAGGGTATAACTTTTCATAATAAGGAAAAAATTATGAATTTGGAACAACTTAAAGAAAAAAGAGTATGGGTTAATACAAAAAATATACAAAGTCCCAAAATACCAGATTGGAAAAAACCTGATGTCACAAAATATGCTGTGGATTATACCACAGCTAAAAAGAAAGCGCAAGTCACAGGAAAAAATATCGGAATAATTTTTAAAGCTTCACCAGATTTAATTTGTATTGATCTGGATGTCAAACGAAAATTGACATCTAAGGAACAAAATTTTATTCAAACCAGCATTATAGACGTCAAACCGGCAGATGTTTTTATCAAATCGGCGGAAGTTTTTATCAAACCAGAGGTCAAGTCGGCGCAAAATGCTGGCTTAGATGCCAAACCAGAGGTCAAATCGGTACAAAATTTTGCTCAAACCGGAAATATGGGCATCCAAACCAGCCGGTTAGATGAATATATTGCCGGTTTAGGTAAAAAAAAGAAGGAAATCCGCCGGTTTCTTGCTCCCTTCATCGGAAAAACACCTGAAAAAGTGAATCAAATGATAGAAAGTGTCTACACGGGAAAAATGAATCCTGCACAAGAAAAATTATTTAATAAGTATGCGGGCAAAACATTAACAGAGACGTCGATCAGTGGCTTAGGCAAGCATATTTACCTCCAATGTGAGGATAAAAAAGGTCTGGAACGTATAGGCAGCAAGGTTAAAGGCATCGGAGATTTTTATCGCGACAACGGCTTCGTGCTGATGACAGAAAACTTTATTGATGACCGCAGGGAGATTATGGAAGTATCTGCTGAGGACGTTCTGGAAGACTTACAGACCGAGGGTAATGCTGAGGAAATATCTAATAAGACCAGGTTGTGGGAGCTCAGGAGACTGTTGAACGACTTAACCCCGTGGCCCTCTAAAGCGATTGAGAAGGAGTATTGTAAATTTGAGAAAGTGAGCGTGTATGACAACAGGGACTTCTGGATTAAAATTATTTGCAGCGCTAAAGATTTTTGTTATAAATTTCAAGTGGCTGAAATTGATGGTTTAAAACTCGTCGATAAATGGTCACGGGCTGATACGACAGGGAGTTATAAAGACTTCGATGATGTGTGTAACGTGTGGAAGTCGTTTGATAGCACAGGTTGGCTGGGCGGGGGTATCACTTTTGAAATGCTGCAGGCGTATGCACGTAAAATCTGTGCGGATGACGTCATTGCCGAGTTTAATGCCCAGTGGAGTCTTGTTTGTACAACGCCAGATAGTCGGTTCTGCAGCCTCGTAGATGAGCAATACAGGTTATGCAAGGAGACATCTTTCCTAAGGCAGAATAAATCTAAATGGACAGAAGTACCCGATCCTAAGAATCCAGGGGCTACTAAAAAAATACTGTCCGCAAAATACTGGATGAATCATAAGGATATGAGGAAGTACAAGGATATCCGTTTTATGCCTATGTATGAGGGTGAGCATGACGGCTATCTGAATAGCTGGATGGGCTTCACCGTGTCTAATGGGTCATGTGATTGTGAAGACCATCTGAAATATATCCGAGAAATTATCTGCAGTGGAGATAAAAAGCTAACGAAATTTATATTTTCGTGGATAGCGAATTTAATTCAAGACCCCGGCTGTATTGCTCGTAAACAGGGCGTAGCTATCGTCCTGATAGGTAAGCAGGGTGCCGGGAAAACGTTGCTCCCTGACATGATAGGGAGCCTCATAGGCAGAGCTTATATTAAACCCCCCGACGTAGATTCGCTAGTGCGTAATTTTAATTCTCTGAGCGAATCTGCATTGCTGGCAGGGGTTGACGAGGGGATATATTCAAGCTTGAAAAAGACCCGAGACACGATGAAGCACCTGATTACTACCGAGCAGCTTCAGTTTGAGCGGAAAGGAATCGATTCGCATATGGGCCATAGTTATTTGAGATTCATTTTTACGAGCAATGACGACGAGGCGGCCCACGCTGCTATTCATGTTACAGCTGATGACAGAAGATTCCAAATCATCGAAGTATCTGATAAAGTTGCATTAAATGATAGTTATTTTGAGAATCTTCATGCGAAATGGAAGGCCGGGGCGGATGCAGCTTTTCTTAGATATTTTCAGAATTATAAGCTGGATAACCCTCTTCGGCTATGCGATTTGCGAGTAAAAACAATAGCCACCAACGAGCAGATTCTCGCGGGTCTTTCTACACGGGATAACTGGGTAATAGGATTTGCGGAGAACGGGATAGACGAGGAGTTCATACTTGATACGGAGGAAGAGACACGGCTGAAGGCGAAGCTACCACAGTTTGATGGGCACTACTGGATCCGCAATACTGTAATTTATGCAGATTATGCAAGATACTTCGATAACAAAAGGAGCAGGATGAGCATGCAATGTCTTGCTATGTTTATGCGCAGATTGCTTGGGGAGCATTGGGAAGCACAAAGGAGGCAGACTAAGGAACGAAAAGATATCAAGTTTTGGAGGATACCATATCCTGATATTTTTATGAAAATAGTTCAAAAGAAATATCTCGGAAGTTAAGCTACCCTCCCACGGGTGAAAAAAGGAGGGTGGCTGCAAAAAAACCTAATGATAGTATACCTCCCCGCTATTCCAGGGTACTTCCGTCACCTTTTTTTAAATCTATATATATATATATATTTTTACTAGTAGTAAACCGGTTTACTATTACTATTATTTATTTATTATTATTATTATTAAGTAGTTAAAGTAGAGGGAGTAGCGGGGAGGTATACTATCATTGACTTTTTTTGCAGCTACTTAAAAAATCTAAGTAGCTGTGAGTAGCTGCAAAATAAAACTGCTTTTTACCCGGAGGCCGGGCACCACTTGGGCGAATAGCTGATAAAAAGTAGTTTTCTTTCTTGATATAAAATACAAAATGTGATAGTGATATACTTAGAATCTCGGTGGCCGAGGTATTTTAAAAATTTACGCGTCCTGGCCGAAAATCTTTTTTTTATTGGAGTATAGATAATGATAAAGTCACCTTGCTTAAATTGCATCCGTAGGGGCGAGAATAAAAACGAATACACGTGTAAAGTGTGCTTTGCCCGGGCCGATTTCGCTCTTGCTTCACAAGGAGATTTGAAGGCGGCAAAACGTTTCGCAGCCTTCAAATACACGAAATTAGGTGTATTGGTTAAAGAACCCGAAAACGGCTGGAAAGTATCGGATGAAGAGCACTATCAAAAAAAATATTTTTCATCGGTTGGAAAAAAAGTCAATGCGCAATTCGGGACGAAGTTTGAAACTATCAGAGAAGTTGTCGTTTTTCTTTATGAGAAGTACCAGAATCAGCAATATATTAGCCGTGAATTTTTCAATATCAGCGTTACGAGCGTAAGGAGAATGCTGGTTTTATTTGAGGTGAAAACCTTAAGTATGTCGAAATGTCAAAAAATGGTGCATAAGAAAAGACGAGAAATGACTTAAATTTAGACTTTTAAAAATATAATTTGACATTTTGTAGATTGGCGTTATAATAATAATATGGTTAAAAAACATAAAAAAAAAGGGTTAGAAACCGGATCGAAAATAAATATCTGGCTGAAGCATTATTTGAATGAGGCATGCTCGGCAACTTTCCTGAATAAAACTCAATCCGCAAGACAAGCAAAATATAAGTGCAGCACTGACGAATCCTTTAGGCATATGGGCTCACAGAACTATCACAAGTGTGCTGAAAAGATAAAAGTTTGGTTAGACGAACAAGGTTTAAGTGAAAATGCATTGAAGATAAAGTTGCTATCACTCATGGCTGCTAAAGAGAAAAAATTCTTTTCTGCGCCTGTAAAAGATGAAGGGGGTGCCGTAGTCGATATTTATGTTAAAGAAATCGAGGTTGAGGCAATTGAAACACAGAGAAAAACGCTCGACATGGCCCTAAAAGTAAAAGGCATGAATGCGCCTCAAAGATATGAGCATACAGGAAGGGATGGGGAAGAATTATTCCCTGTGTTATCAGAGGAAGAAGAAAAAATTTTAACGGGATTTGCGGAAAGTGAAAAAAGAATTAACACAAAAGGAGCTTAGGATAGCTTATTCGGCACTGCGGATAAATGCATTATCTCATCCTGCTAAATTTATTTCGCACGTTCGTACAAAAGATGAGCATGACGAAATTTGCCCTATCAAGATATTTCCTAAAAAAACATATACCACGTATTTGCTCAATATGCTGGAACGCAAAGAGCAATCAATAATTTTTATAGCAAAATCTCGACAGATCATGCTAACTTGGTTATGTTGTGTCTATGCGCTCTGGCTTGCTAAGGCAGTCCCTCACAGGCTTATCTTTCTTCAGTCTAAAAAAGAGGAGGATGCTGCAAATCTTGTATTTAATGGTGGCCGGGCGGGGAAAAATTGGGACACGGCAAGGATTAGTTTCATTGAAAAACATCTTCCCTGGTGGCTGCAATGCAAAGGGATCGAATCAGCATATGGGAAGTTACTATTCCCTAATGGCTCAAAAATAGTTGGTATTCCAGAGGGTGCTGACCAAATACGTAGTTACACACCGTCACTTGTTATAGCTGACGAAGCAGCGTTTATGCCTGAATTTGGAGGAGCTTTTACCGCAATGCTGCCGATCGCAAAACAAGGTGGTCAGTTGATAGCAATATCCAGTGCTAACCCTGGTGCTTTTGCAGATATATTTCAAGGATAATATGGAACAAACGAATCATAGAGGCATCCAGACAAGCGTATCGCCAGAGGGTGTTCAGCTTGTCCGTATACATTATAGTGCTGACCTGTCGAAAGACCCAGACACGCCGGAGGGCAAAGCCTGGTTGAAACGAGAATTGCAAGGATACAGAGGGGTCAATGATGCTCGATGGCGCAAGGAGATGGAGGTGGATTTTGACGCTCAGGGGGGCCAGCTCCTATTTCCGTATTTATTATCCAATACTGATTCTTTATTCGTTGAGCCATATCAAGTTTCGGGAACAAGGTTAATATCCGGGCTTGATTATGGCGTTCGGAACCCCTCCGCTTTTGAAGTTCTATCTATAGATTCAGACAATAAAATCCATGTCCTGTGGGAGTACTATGAAGAACCTAAGAAAGCGGCTGAATCTGATGATGCCTTTAGAGCAAGGAAGGGATACAAAAACTTGTGCACTGGTATAAAGAGTTGCCCATATTACGATGAGAATTTAGTGATTTATGCAGACCCCAGCATATGGAATAAATCGCAAGAATCTATGGATAGTAAGGGGTTAATGAGTATAGCCGATTTATTCAAAACAGAAGGGATACAATTAACAAGAGGGCAAAGAGGCAGGGACTTCGCTTGCTACGAGCACATAGATAAGAATCTTTGGTTAGATCCGAAAAACCCGTTGCTGACTATATCTAAGGAGTGCCCCTGGCTTTGGTATGAATTACAAAAATTAAGGTTTGCCGAGTACGGGGCGGGGACGCAAATTAGCAAAAATCTACAAGAAAAGATAGTGGATCGTGACAACCACGCTTTCGACGCCATAAAGTACGCTATATCAGAAATAATAAAAAGCGGTTTTTTTGACGACTGCGATTTTAATTAAAAACTATAAAGGAATAACATGATGCTGCAACAGCCGAATCAAGGTGGATTATTACAGCAAGCGATGCAAAAATCTGGTATGCCACAACCACAACCACAGCCACATCCCCAACCTGGACAACTACAACCTGGGCAGCCGGGCATGCGCCCACCAGGACAGATGCAACGACCCCAGCCACAGCCCCAAATGCGCCCAGGGGGACAACCGGGACAACTACAGCCCCAAATGCACCCAGGGGGACAACCTGGACAACCAGGGCAGCGCCCTCAAATGCAGCAACAACCCGGGCAACCAGGCCAAGAGCCTGATAAACTTCAAAAATTACTGCAAGCAAAATCTGAAATAGAAAATGTTTTGCAAAAGGAAAAACTGTCCGAGGAAAAGTTTAAAGAAATATATCAGATAAAAATGAGCATTGATGCCGAAATTCAGGCGTTACAACAGCAGCAGCAAATGCCACAGCAGCAGCAGCAGCAAATGCCACAGCAGCAGCAAATGCCACAGCAGCCACAGCAGCCGCAACGACCACAACGACCTATGATGCCACAACGGCCTATGATGCCACAACAAGGTGGGATGCGGGGCAGACTGCCAAATACTGGCTTTGTAAATCAGGTTTTACAACAACTGGGTCAGAATGGAATCACCGGGGGCATGAGATGATAGAAGAAAGAACTATAAAAACGCCTATGGGGTCTACGAAAAAATATTTCTACAACTCTGAGCGTCCTGCAGAATACAGAAGGATAGCTGGCGGTGTGGCGTGGCCTTCAAGTGTAGAAGGTTTTATAGTTGTGGTGGGTGAGGACTATCACGAAGACCCTGCTTTAAAAATCAGGCATTTTCGAGTACTGGATGAATTTGAGAGCGATGACGTTATTAAAAAAATGTACGATTTTAGAAACGTATATAAAGTTCAAAATTTTTATGGTGATAGCAATAACGAAATAATGATGAAATTCATATCTCGTTTTAATGAAAAGCTTGACAAAAGGAAAAAAGGTATGTACCTTTCAGAGGCTCCATTTGTAAACGACCCACACAATTTAAAATATTATGCCCCACAGATTAGAAAAAGATTAGACAAAGCAAAAAAAGCTTTATGGTTTGGGAATGAAAGTCAATTACCAAGAAAAATAAGGGGCTTGACCTCTGTAGATGTGGATATATCGAGTCATCCGGCGATAGCTGCTTTAGGGTATGCCGTTGCGGGCTTAGACGAACCTTATTTTGATTATACGAATGTAAGAGAAATGCAAGACATCCAATTAAACAATTATAACGTAGCCGGATTATAAAAAGGAAAAATAAAATGGTAATATCAGATTATGCAGACTTAGTTGAACAAGCGTATCAAGATTTGTTTGGAAGAGCAAGCGATCCAGGCGGTCTCGAAGCATGGACTAATCATTTGGGCACAGGAACTTTTACACCTGACCGGCTTAGAGAATTCATGATTGCTTCAGCAGCAAAAAATGATTTAAATTACTATAAGTCTCATTTAGATAGCAGAAAGGAAAAATAAATTATGGTAATATCTGATTATATAAATGACGTAGCAGACCCTAAGACCAGGCGTGCTATACAGGCAGTGTTCGAGAACTTAGGGGGGTTAATTACAGATGATTCGATTAAACAGAAGTCTTTTGATAGAGATTACACTTTAGAGGAGTTTGAAAGTTCTCCTGTAGTAAGTTTGAAAGGGACGGGCGGTGTGCCTACGGGTACAGCAGGTGATGAAAATTTGATAATTTTTGAGGATAACATTTTTGAGTATCATATTCTTGGGACTCAAACTATCACTGCTCCTGTAATATCGGCGACCGGCCTAAATATAGGCATGGATCAGACTGATAATGATGGGGTTGAAATTACACAGGGTATTCTGTCTAATTCACGCAGCGTCTTTGTTGTAGGTACATCAAAAAGTTTTTCTTTGAAAGTTGGGATCACAATTCCTGACGTTTCTGGTACAGATGATTGTGCTATAGGTTTTAGAAAAGCCGAAGCGTATCAAGCTGCTATTGACAATTATGATGAGATGGTGGCTATTAACGTGATATCGGGGGCGATTAAAACTGAGACTATTCTTAACGGCGCTGCAACAACTACGACAGACACAACAGATACGTTCACAGACGGAGCGAGTAAGACTCTTGAAGTTAATGTCAGTGCAACAGGTATCGTAACTTATAAAGTTGACGGTGTGGCTCCGACAACTACAGCGGCCTTTACATTTGATGACGGGGAAGTTGTTGTTCCGTTTATATATTTCCTTCATGCTGGCGATATCGCTGGTGCGGTAACTCTAACGAAATATGAATGTGGGCCGAATGAGTAGTATCAATTATACAGAAGAAAACTCAAAAAAAATACATGGTCACCTTGTGTACGTTGCGGCTGTTGTTGCAAATATTCGTGCCCGGCTGAACACTTTCTATGAGTGTTACATGGATGACAGCGATTTATTGAAAATCTGGGGTGGTATTGACTGGCTGGACTCCACAGGTAATCTGCATGACCGGATAAAGGGTCTGGCTAGAGAGATGGGGGCAGAAGTATCTTGGCCGAAAAATGGGGAAGCCCATTTTACACAAAAACGAGAGATAATTGAGGTTGTCAGCGCATGATTATAGAGAAAAAGAGCATGACGGATGATGAAATTCAACGGCAGGCGCTTGCTGAGATAAAAAGCGCTGAAGAAAATCGGGCAATTCAAGCAAATAGGCGAGCCAGCACTTGGGATAGATACTATGGTCAGAAGCTCGGGAATGAAAAAAAGGGGCGTTCTCAATTCATTACACGGGACGTAATGGACACAATCGAATGGATGATGCCTTTCTTCATGAAAACATTTGCCTCTGGTGATCCTAAAATAGCAATAGAGTTAAAAGGGCAGGAGCCTTTTGTAGGTAAAGCACTGATGGATAGAATACAGACTGACCTTTCAAATAGTTCTCCTTCTCTTTTTTATTTATTTTATCAGTGGTTTAAGGATGCTCTTGTTTCAAATACGGCGTTTATAAAAATAGGATGGGATTTAGACCAAAAAGTTGTCTCTGCTAATTTTGATAGTTTATCTCGTGAAAATTTAGCCCAGATAGAGGAAGACCCTGATGTTCAAATCGTAGAAACTGAAGAACAAAGTAATCCGTTTTTTGATTCAACCTTTAACGTTAAAACAAAAATTAAACAAACAATCAAGGACACTGTTTTTGCCGAGAATACCCCGTCATGGGAGTTTTTGGTATCATCGAGAGCGAAAGATATCAATGATGAACACGGGAAGGGGCAAAAAACAGAAGTAACTTTGGATTACCTAAAGCGTATCAACCGAGCTAATTCAGAAGAGGGGGAGGAACCTTTTTTTAAGCATTTAGAGGAACTTGAATCTGATGACACTCAAGATATACGGGTAGACAGTTTATCTGCAGAAAAAAACCAATACATGGATAACGAGGATTTTGAAGCTGATTATACTGAAAAAGGTATGATTGAATTCAACGAGTGGTATACAAGAGCAGATATAGATGGAGATGGGTATCTTGAGGATATTGTTTGCTTTCTTGCTAATGATAGATTAATCCGGTATGAAATTAATAAAGAAAATTTTGTTCCTTTTAGCGCAATTCGTCCGATAATTGATTGCTATAAATTCCACGGCATCGCTTGGGCGGAATTAGTCGTCGAAATACAAAACCTCAAAACAATGCTTTTTAGGAGAATACTTGATAGTTTTGATTTTCAAGTATCAGGGCGTTGGCGGGTTGACCCCGATGGGTCGGTTGATTTGCATTCCCTATATAACCATGTTCCAGGTGGGGCTATTATTGCCAAGGCTGGTTCTGTAGAGGATATCTCACCACAAGCGTTCAATCCTGGTAATTTTGCCATTATTGATTATGTAGAGTCTCTTAAAGAAAGCCGAACTGGAGTGACACGATATAACACCGGCATGGATGCTAACGCTTTAAACCGTACAGCCACAGGAGTTGTGGCAATCCAATCAGCCGCTATGCAGCGCATGGAATTAGTGGCTCGTATTTTCGCAGAGGGCTTAAGGGATTTATATAGCAAAATTGCGTTGCTTTATCAGCAGTATTCAAAAGGATTTACCGCAAAAGTTTACGGGCAGGAGC